CTTATACTTTGGAAGAGACAATACCACAATAGTTTTACCGTTATATTCTTTCTCAGTACCTACTAAGAAGAAATACAATGATTGGTTTTTAAGAACGTTAGCTGCAGCCTCTATCCACTGTTCAATGGTAGTGATACTACCATCTCCAGATAGAGCATCTACTTCAGTTCTAAGACCAGCTTCATCAGCAATAGTGATAATCTTTCTTAGAATGTCGTTCTTGTTAATGTCACTGCTATCATAATCTGCAGTGTAGATGGTTGCAGTAACTTTAGCGGATTGGCCTCTAAACTTAGTTCCATCTTGGTTATTTTTATCTACAGCCCAACCTTCAAAGTTTTCTAGAGCTGGTCCTTCAAGAACCAATTCTAAACATTTCTTTCCTGTAGATGCTGTTCTTACGTTAGCACTATAAATGTGTGCTAATGCCACTCCTGGTTCTAAAGATTTAGAAACGGAGCTAACTTGTTTTACTTCTTGTCCTTTGGTACTAAACATTTTTTTGTGATTTTTAATTTATAATAAAAGTTAATTCTCGTAAGCTATGATAGAGTCTCTCACCAACTTAAGGTCGTTTGGTATTTCTAATGTATCAAACATTCCTCTTGGACTCTTACATGTATTCTCACCGTTAGTCTGAGTTTCAAATACATATCTGATTTCTCCCTCTTTGTTTTTCTTGGTTTTACCAAATAGAACAATAGAGAACAAACCTTCTAGGGTAAGCTTTTCATCCACCATCTTACCTATGGTCTTAGCTTTAAACTTACGTTTGCCTTCTAAGTCTGTAGACTCTTCAGCATGCGTAAGAAAATAAATCTGTAAGTCTTCTCTTAGATCCTTGGGCATTCTAGCTATACGAGCTAAGTGTGCACCAATCTTAGTGAACTTCTCGTACCCTTTCTCATCAGCTTTATCAAAGAACTCAAAGCTTGACATGTACTGAAAGTCATCTACCACTACTGTCTTAATTTCTGGACGTTTCTCACTAATGTATTTAAGACAAGCTTCTATATTCTCAGGACCAGCTTTATCATACATGTTTCCAGAAGGATTTTCCTTACTCCAGATACTGTACTTCTTACGCCAGCCTTTAAAAGGTAGAGCTTTGTTAGCTACATTAATAATAAATGTTTCTGTAGGATCGAGAGTCTCGATGCTGGTAGATTTACCAGCACCTGACTCTGCAATAATTAAAATACCGTGTGCCATATTACTTGTTGTTTTTTATAAGTTCGTTCAACCAGTTCTTAGCACTTACTGGTTTACCACTATGAATAGCATAGTAGTCTCTAATAGTCATTTGACTATAAGCAGCATCTTCCATAGGAGCTGGAGCTTTGTATCTTTCTACTAAAAGATGTCTTTCATATTGTTTTTTTTCTAGTACGTTATCACTAGCTGTAACAGCTGATGATTTACTAATAGCTACAGAGTCTGGATTAACTACTCTTAATTCTTCAACAGGAACAAGATAAGAACCTTTTTCATTCAGTTCATACTCTTCTTCATAACTACCACTAGGAGCCACTCTGTAAACTTTGCGTTCATCATCTGCAGGGTCTAACTGTCTTGTTACTAGTTCAAAGAAGAAACCTTTGTCCTTCTTAAATTCTGAGGCAAAAATTCCTACAACCATTCTAGCTTTCTGATCATAGAACGGCATCTTCATGTTGAAGTCTGATCTTTCAATACCAAGATCATTGATAAGTTCTTGGTGAAAACTACGGATAGCTTCTAGCTTATCCTTCTTCCATTGTGCATTTGTAGCATCTACTTTTGTTTGTGTCTGAAACATGTTTTTTGTTTTAAATTGTGAATGTATGGGGTTGTTAAATATTTATTTCAGCATCTGTTCTAAGTGATCTACCTTGACCACCTCTAGTTCTTGGTGTAAATGTACCTGCAGGATTTTGAGCTACAGGAGGAGGACATTCAAATATACGTTGCTTGTTCATATCTCCTTTCATAAACACTATGTTATCTTCTTCAGAACCATTTCTAGATTTTAGAACATGTCCAAATACATCTTCTTTATTTACAACAAACTGTTTTGGACCATATAGTTGTATGTTAGCTTTCATTGGTCTTCTTAAAACTAACACCATGTCAGAACCCTGCATAAGAGCATCACCACCAAATATATCACTACTAGTTGGGTAGTTAACTATGTCTCCTGGTGTTTTTCTAGATGAGTCATCTATATCTCTATTAAGCTGAGATATCATAAGTACAATAATGGGTAGGTCTTTTTTAACCTGCATAAGCATTTCTACACTATTGTAAAGAGTGTTAATCTTTTCTCTATCACCAACATCTTTCTTAATAAGCCAACTATGATCTATGGTAACTATTAATGGTTTACACTCAAGATAGTTGTAAACAAAATGTATGTTCTTTTCTATTTCTTTAGCAGTGCATGGTTTATTAATCTGCGTTCTTATTACCCCTTGTTTCTGTAAAGCTTGTGTATCATTTACATATTGCTGCATCATACCATAAGAAAACTGATCTAGTTGTCTACCTGTACTCAATACTACGTCATAGTCTAAAGCAGTTTGTGCAGCAAAATCTCTAGCTGCTGTTTGTTTAGGACCCATTTCAAACTGAAATTCTAAGATGTTAAAGTCTTGTGTAGGATTGAGAAGTCTACTCTCTCTGATCATTTGGGTAACAAACATTGTCTTACCCTCTCCAGGTCTGGCTCCAATGGTTAACATACTGCCCCATTCTAAACCACCAACACCTGCTTTATTTAAACTATCCCAAGGAGTTTTTACAGATTTTATTTTACCTAATCTTCTGTCTTGTATATATTGTAAGCCTTCTTCTAAAATATCAGAATAAAGTCTGATATGGCTTGGTAGTTTTGATAAGTCCATTTTGTATTATTGTAGTTGTAACTTTTGTAATGTAAATTTATATAATTTCATTGAAACTACAAAAATTAATTCTAAAATAAAATACTTCCATAATGGAATATTTATAATAAGTTTATCTATAATAAACCAGTTTACTACACTTAAAAGTATAGATATAATAAACCCATGTAGAAATTTTTCTCTTATGCTCATCTTATGTCATTTAATAAATTAGGATTATCTAGTAGCTCCTGACAAGTGTCAGCAAGCTTAGATGTTATTTCTTTAGTCATAGCATTAGTTTTCTTAATGAAATAACTACTTGTTACCATGTATTGATAACTCTTCTTCTCATAAATAATATTGTAATAATCTGTAGCATCTAATATTAAGTTCCAGTCATACTCAGGATACGTCTTAAAGAACCATACAAACTTATCTTTAAGTTCCTGCACTGATTGTCTAGCTAGCTCACCAGATGGTAATCTTTTCTTAGGCCAAGCATCTCTATACTCATTTACTTTATCTGCAAAATCTTCTCCCAACACTTCTCTTGTTACAGCTTTTTTACGTTTAACTAAATAGGTTTCAAATTCATTTAAGACAGTGGCTCCTAGATTAGTAAGCTCACCTTGTTCATTAATAAGACCTTTAGCCATACATACTAGCTTCTCTGCATCTTGATTTATTATACTTGTAGGTCTAATGCTAGACCTGCAGCAGTCTAAAAAATACATTTGGTTTGGACTAATTCCATGCCTGATCAACGTGCTCCATAATTGATGACTCATACTTTTGTTTTATGTGGTTAGTAATACGTTTAAATTTCTCTCTAAATGCTTCATCTGTTTCATATAAGTTCTTGAAAACCATTACACTGTGTACTACAGTGGTATGGTCTCTACCACCTAGATATCTACCTATAGTGGTCACTTTAAAGTTCATGCTTCTAGCTAAAAAACAAAATACATGTCTTAGCTCTGTTATTTCTCTTATTCTTTCTCTACTGTTTAATGGTATAATCTTATTACGTAATGTAGGCAGAAAGGGTGTAAAGCATTCTTCTAACTGACTCAGACTGAGTAAGTTATAATCATCACTAGCTCTTTCTTTGTTTATAATTACTGTAGGGTAGTAATTAAACTTTTTATAAAATCTCTTTACAAAGTTCTTTGTAAACTCTTTTTCTTCTCTTTGATCTCTAGGCATAACTATTTTAAGTTTAGGGGTTGGTTTATGAATTATGAGACAAAAATATCGTATATTATATTGTGAACTTCATCACAAAGGGTAACAAATATATGAAAACTAATTAAACATCTGTCTAAAAAATGACACCTGTGCAAAACTCCCAAAAACATAACATTGGAAATGCTATAAAAGTATACTTATTTCCATCATTACTTAGTATCTTAGCAATGTTAATCTGGAGAGATGTCTCGGAGCTAAGATCAGACGTTAAATCTTTATTAGCTCAATCTAACATAGACAAGACTAAGATTGAAAGTCTTGAGAAAGATGTAAGAATGTTAGAACAGGCTACCTTTAATAAGAAGTTAGTAAACCTTGAAACAGTACAGTCTTTGCCTTATGATAAGTATTTTAAACATGAAGAATTTTTTGATGTTAAAAAATATATAGTACATGAATCCTAATTATACAGATAATTAAAAACCAAAAATAAATATATGAACAAGTACGCAAAGTATGCATTAATTGGACTTGGAATAGTAATAGGAGTTATTATTCTTGTAAATGTCCTCACTCCTAAAGTAGTATTACCACAAGACACTAAAGAACTGCAAAAGAAAATAGAAGATCTTGAGGTTAACAACTTAGAGCTTATTAAAAAGCAGATAGAGTTTGATAGTCTTACAGCTCAGTATGATGCTAGAATTGAAGACATAGAAGCCAGACTTACAGATGTAGGAACATCTAGAGTGATTATTCAAAAAGTGTACAGTGACAAGATAACTAAGTCTAGAACATCTACACCATTAGATCTTGATACATTTTTTAAACAACGTTATAACTATTAAACTATGAAAAAACTCTTACTGATTTTATTTTTATTGCCTACCATAGTATTTGGTAGAAAGTTTTATTTCAGTTCTTCTACTGGTAATGACAACTATACATCTACACAAGCACAAAATCAAGCCACACCATGGGCTAGTCTTAGAAAGTTAACACAGCTTACAACCAGTGGTTCTTCTGTCTTTACAGCAGGTGACACATTATGTTTTAAACGTGGAGATGTGTTTGCTAATGGATCAGCAAATGGGTATTGTTCTGCCTACTGGTGGAATGATGGAGGTACGTATTTTACAGCTCCAAGTGGTACACCAACTAATCCAATAGTTATTACTAACTATGGTGATGTTAATCAACCATTACCAAACTGGCTCTATCCTAGTGCTACATATCCTGTAAGTACATGGAGATCAAGAGAAGGACGTGGTGTAATAGAATTTAGTGGTGTGCACGATATAGTTGTAGATGGTATACAGAGTGATGACTACAGATTTCCTGTAAATGATAAATCTAATCCAGGGTACACTGGTGGTTGGATATTAGGAGAAGCTACATTTGCATCAACATATGGTGGTAGTGGTAGTAATGATACTACTAAAAGAACACATATGGTGAGAAGATTTACTCTTAAGAATTGTAGATTTAACAATGTAATGTATGGTATACAAGATTGTGCAATGTGGGATTCTAAAATAACGAATTGTACATTTACTAATTTTAAATCTTCTGCCGATACAGCTGGTACACATGATATTATGGCTGGAGCTATAGATGGTATTAATGGTTTCAATCTTGAAATATCTAATAACTATTTCAAAGGTGCATGGGGTAAATCAGGTAGAATAGGTTCATGTGGTGGACTTGGTGGTGTAGCTCTTGATATATTTCAGTTGAAGAACTCAAGAATTGCATATAACACCTTTATAGATTGTGGTGGAGCATATGAAATAGGTAATCTAGATCATAATGATACATTATCAGGATCACAGTATGATACATTTGCCTTTAATAAAATAATAAACTGTGGTCAGTTTGGTTATATACATGGTTCTGTAGGTGATCCATTTGCAGGAAACAATCACCACTTATATCATTGGAACAACGTAGTTATATCTAACAACAATGATAGATTTACTGGTTGGGGATTTGGTAAAGATATATATGGAGATGGACAAGGTTTTAGACCTGGTACAACACAACCTTGGTGGTTCTGTAGAAATCCTTACAATACATTGAATGTTGAACCAATGAGACCAACTGTAAGTACTACAGGAGGTTCTAATGTTATTACAGTGAGTAATGCTACAGGTATATCCGTTGGTTCAGTTTGGTTTACAGATGATGATGACCTTGCTAGTATAGCTTATAAAACAGTAACTGTAACTGCTATCAATGGTTTATCAATTACGTTAAGTGATACATCTACAAGAACTGTATCAAATTACACTAATGGTGCTTTTTATCTTCCTGTATCTAATACAACATGGAGTAATCCAAGTAATAATTCATTTGCAAATTATGGTGGTGATAGATTTGTACTACAATATTCTGGTGATGCAACCTACTTTGGTTCTTATATAGACACAATGTTTGATTGTAGAAATAATATATTTTATTGGACTACAGGTATTCAAGGAGTATATGATAGAAATAGATATAAGCGTTCTGCTAATATTTATTATTATTTAGGTGGAGCTAGATATGCTTCAGCTCTTGGTGGTACAGTTAATTATAAAGGTACTAAAGAAAGAGCTATGACATCTGGATTATTATTTAAAGATACTCTTAACAGCATCTATCCAGAGAACTGGGACTTACATGTTAATGATACAAGTTATGCTCGTAATAATGGTGTAGCTATATCAGGTTTTACTACAGACTTTGAAGGCAATAGTATTGTTGGTGTTACACCTTTTATTGGTTTGTACAAACCATCAACTAGTATAACATCATTAACAGCTAGTGTAACAACAGGAACAATTACTTGTTTTAATGGTACAACAAATGTTACAGTTGGTGCTACAGGTGGTGTTTCTCCTTATAATGGTACTGGAACATTTGTACAAGCAGCAGGTAGTACGTCCTACAATATAAGTGACGCTGTTGGTTCTACTGCTAATGTATCTGTTACTTTATCACAGCCAGCAGATGTAACAGGAACAGTATCTTTTACTCCTATCACTGTTCAAGGTGGGACTACTACTGTGACAGTTAGTGTAACAGGTGGTACAGGAGCTAAGACATATAGTTTAGATGGTGGAGCTTATCAATCAGGTACATCTTTCACTAGTGTAACAGCTGGTCCTCATACAATATCAGCTAAGGATGCTAATGGTTGTACACATGACTTTAACTTTACAGTTACATATAATCCTTCTATTATTAAATCACGTTTAAAATTTAAAAATTAAAATTATGAAAGCAAATTGGAAAACAACAATCGGTGGTATTTTAGCTGCAGTGGGTAGCTACTTAGTAAATTCTCAAACAGGAGTGTTACAAATAGTAGGACAAGTATGTCAGGCTATTGGTTTATTCTTCTTAGGAGCTTCAGCACAAGATGCTAAAACAGTTTAATTAATCTAAAAACAAATAAACACATGAAAAAACTATTATTTATTCTTGGTATTCTTTTCTCTTTTGGTGCTTCTGCACAAACTATGGTTTATGACACAACAGTTGTTAAATCTCCTTTAGGAGTGGTTAAAACTGGTGGTGCTGTAAAAGACAGTTTATTTATTCAATCTGCTACAACAGCTAGAGATGGTTATATGACTGCTACAGCTATGACTCAGCTTGCTGCTTTAGTTGGTGGAGCTACAGCTTATCCTGCTGGAAACACACAAACAGGTAGTACTTACACTGTAGTAACTGGTGATTTTAATAAACTAGTTAGTATGACCAATGGTGGTGTTTCTACAATAACTCTTCCTACAGGTTTACCCGATGGTTGGACTTGTAAGGTGTTACAATCTGGTGGTACTATTACTTTTGCAGCTGCTAGTGGTGTAACTATTCATAGTGCATTTAGTTACAGACGTTCACAAACACAATGGGGTGTTATTACAGTTATATGTCAAGGGAGTAACACCTTTAGTTTATCAGGCAACCTTAAACAATAATTTACTATATGAAAAAATCAACGACAACTTTATTACTCTTACTATTGGTATTCGTTTGTAATGCTCAAAAGAATACTGACACGGTAGGGGATGTTTGCATCCCTTATCCTGTCATTAAAAGTATTCAAACAGATCTTTTAATTGGTGACTCTGCTAAAGCTTTGTTATCTGTTACATCCACTGAAACAGCATTGTTAAAAAGACAAGTATTTGATCAGATGAATGCTATAGACTTATACAAATCTTCAGAAACTAACTTAAAAGATCAGATTAAAAATCTTACTGAACAAGTAAGTATGTACAAAGGTTCTTATGGTCCTTTAGAAAATAACTTTAATATTCTTTCTAAAAAATATAGAAAGAACCAAGTGAAGAATACTCTTTGGGATATTGTTCTAATTGGAGGAGTATTTATTCTTACAGGGGAAATGCTACATTATAGAGATCTCTACATAAAAAAAATGTAATATGAAAAAAGTATTGTACTTATTAAGTTTTGTTATTATTGCTTTTTCTTTTGTATTAAGCAATCCTAACTGTCCTACAGGTTATACTATGGCTCCAACATCTACAGGAACATCTAGAAACTGTACAAGTTGCCATGGTGATTATAGTTTAAATACAGCTGGTGGTAGTATTACTCTCACTGGTTTACCTACAACATTCACTGCAGGTGTAGCTTATCCTTTTAGTATTAAGATAGCTCATAGTGCTGCTGATAGAAAAGTGTGGGGATATGCTATTAAAGCTGTAGACACAACCACTAACACTGTTGTTGGTACATGGACTAGCACTAATGCTAACAGTTCTATTAAAGGAACAGCTGGTGGTGCAACATATGAATTAAGCCATGCTAATGCTGCTGTTACTACAGTGGCTAATAACTACACATACACAGGACTTACATGGAATGCACCAAGTGTAGCTCCAAGTAAAGTAAAGTTTTATGTTTCTGCAGTGGCTGGTAATAATAATGGTAATGAAGCTCAGGATTATGTATACACTACAACATTTAGTTCTACTAAATATGTAGCTCCTCCTCCAACTGCTACTCTTCCAACTACACAAGTGATTACACAAAGTCCAGTTTCTGGATTATGTGACACTTTAAGAACATTCTCTGTTCCTGTAGAAAGTGGTGTTAATTATGCTTGGAGCATAAGTGGTGCTGGTAATTATATAATCAGTGCAACAAGTGGTCAAGGTACTAATAGTATTACAGCTGCAATTAAAGCTGCAGGTTCTGTATATCTTACATTAAGTAATAATGCAGGAAGTATTCCTACAGTGTCATCAGCATTTACAAGAGCTTTTCCTCCTGCTCCAGTTAGTATAGTTGGTTCTGTAGCACCTTGTCCTAATAGTACATTTACATATACAACAAGTGCACCTGCTCCTACAGCTACACAAGTAGCTAATAGTGTATTTAGATGGACAGTTCCTGTAGGTAGCACAATTACAGCTGCTAACACAGATAGTTCTTCTGTCACTATAAGATTTGGTTCTAGTTTTACAACAGGAGCTATTACAGTTAAATCTCAGAGTGCATGTAATATAGTCAGTGCAGCTAAAAGTTTAGCAGTAGCACCAGCTAAGCCTTTAGATATGTCTTCATCTACAGGATTTTGGAATGGATGTATTGGTAACAGTGCTACATATTCTGTAATCTCTGCTGTTCCAAGTGTGTCTCTCCCTCCGGGGGTAGCTTTTAGATGGACTAAACCAGCTAATACAACATTTACATATGCTAATGCAGATAGTTCTGTTGTAACACTTCAGTTTAACACTGGTTACACAGGTGGTCCTTTAACAGCTAAAGCCACTACATCATGTGGTACACTTAGTACACCAATATCTAAAACACTTACACATATTAATTGTGCATTTGGATCTAGAGTGGGTGTAGAAGATTTACAAAAAGATTTAGTTGCTCTATATCCTGTTCCTAATAATGGAAACTTCACTCTTAATGTACAGAGTACTATTACTAAGACAGCATATGCTAATGTAAACATTATTGATATGACTGGTAGAATAGTGTATAGTGAAAGAATTAAAAGTGTGGATGGTGTACTCAGCAAAGACTTTAGTTTAAATCTTCAGCGTGGTGTGTATGCTCTCTATTATATTATAAATAACAAACGTACAGTTATTAAATTTATTGTTCAATAATGAAACTACCTCAAACATATCAATGGCTAGCTTTAGAGGATGCTCCACGGCATCTTCTAAAAGCTATTGAGCTTTATGGTACACAAGAAGTGGTAGGTTCTAAACATAACCCTGTTATACTTGGATGGGCTAAAGAGTTAGGACTTAGTGGTATATATACAGCTGATGAAATTCCATGGTGTGGGTTATACATAGCTGTAGTTATGAAAAGAGCTGAAAGACCTGTGGTATTAAACCCACTTGGTGCTCTCAACTGGAATAATTTCGGTGTAAAGGTGCCAGCTCCTATGCTTGGTGATGTTGTTACATTCTCAAGAAAGGGTGGTGGACACGTTGGGATATATGTAGCAGAAGATGCTACAACATATCATGTACTTGGTGGTAACCAAGATAATAAAGTGTGTATTAAAAGAATTTTAAAGTCTAGACTTTCACAAGCTAGAAGACCAGCTTATAATTTACAACCTGACAATGTTAGAAAAATAATTATTTCTATTGGAGGTGATATCTCCGTAAACGAAGCTTAATATGAAACTAAAACCTTTTATAAAAACAAATAGCAAAGGAACAGTAGCTGCAGGCAGCTTAGTTTTTACCTATAACAAACCTAGTATAGGAACTTGGAAAGATGTATCAGCTGATGCTCCTCCATCTATTCAATCATTTCCACCGTGGAAAGTAGTAACAGGTGGTGTAGCTGGAGATGGTAGAGTTTTTAAAGATGTTGACGATGATACAACTACATTTACTTTTGTTGGACCTGGTGATAGTGAGTCTACAGGTTGGGTGTATATTAAAAAATATTGTGCTGTAGAAACAGCTTTTAGTATTCCTTATAGATGGACATCTTTTGATACTGGTGGAGAAGGAATTGATTATGACTGGCCAGTATATTGGAACAGTGTTCAAGAACCTACAGGTATTCCTTCAGATATTACTCCTAAAGTAGACTATACTCCTACAAGTGGTACATGGAATTTTACAGTTCCAGCTGGTCAATGGTTTGCTCTAGGAATATATAGTACTGATAGTTGTTGTGGTAGAGGTTTTTTAGAAACTGCTATTAATTTTGAACCAGTAGGACCATCATTTAGTCTTGCATCTACTGATTTTACTACCTTTGGATGGGGTAATGGCGTTACACCAAATGGTACATTAGGTTTTACTACAGATGGTCTTCAGTCTGCTGGTGCAGCATTATATGGACCAAATATTCCAGTTGGTAGTAAACTTATTGTTATTCAAACATTCTTTACTGATAATGGATTATTAACTAATAACACTGGTTATATTTTTAATGTAACATGGGGAGCTGGTAGTTCTATTACATCTGGAAAAGTATTAATGGCCTTCGGTGGAACTCAACTTTTAATAGCACCTATTTATACAGGTGATAATAACTGGCAAACACCTGGACAGAATAATGATTATATACAAAGTGTAGCTGGAACATTTAATTTCCCTGTTACATTTAGTTTATATTCACCAACCACTGCACAAGGTACTCAATGGTGTTAATATGATAAAGCATAGACCTGCAGATACTAGAGGAAACCCAAAAGCTAGCTGGATTAGTTCTTTTAGAACATTTAGCTTTCCTGGATACTTTGATAGAAAGTATATTCACTTTAGTGATCTGCAAACTATTAATGATGACAGGGTGCAACCAGGTGGTCATGTTCCAATACATGAACATAAGAACATGGAAATCTTTGGGTATGTTGTAGAGGGTGTATGTAGACATACAGACAGTCATGGAGCTGTTCTAGATATACCTGCTGGTGCTGTACAAAGAATGAGTGCTGGTAGAGGTATAAAACATACAGAAGGTAATGCATCAGATACACCTAACCGTTATCTACAACTTTGGATAAGACCAGATGTAGTAGATACAGAACCTATACATGAATGGCATCAGTTTACTAGAGAAGATAAACTAAATAAGTTCTGTAACATCACTGAGAAATTACCTATAAAACAAGATGCTAGATTTCTAGCTGGTATATTTACAGAAGAATATACGTTTGAAATAAATAATACACGTAGTTATTATCTATACGTTATATCAGGTGAGCTAACTATTAATGGTTATAAGTTAATAGAAGGGGATGGGCTAAGTTTTACAGAAGAAAACAAAATAGAAATAATACCTACAGCAGAATCTGAAATAATTCTGTTTGACTTAAAATAATAATAATGGCAAAATCAGCAGGAGACCTTAGAAAGATTACATTTGGTAGACGTAAGTCAGGGTCTGCCAAGAAGAGCTTTAATAAGCATAACCCTAGACCTAAGAAATACGTAGGACAAGGTAGATGAAATACTTTCTAAAGTATCTGATAGAATGGATAAGTCAAAACTTAGCCATACCTTTTTGGATAGTTGGTCATATCCATCTTAGCTTAAATGTCTATGAAGATATGTATGAAATAATAGCTTCAGTGGGTATGAATATACTTGTAGCTGTTGGATTTATACTAAGTTATTTAGATAGTAAGAAAAGCTAACCCTCTATATATTCCTATCTAGTCCTTATATAGGAAAGAGGCCCCTGTATTTCTACAGGGGCTTTATGTTTCCGTTCCCCGTAAACCCTAATCTTTTACAACATATCCATCCTCATTTACATACTTAATAGTATGTCCGTCAAATACAATAACTTGATCTTTTTCAGAATACTGTTTAATAACATCTTCTTGGAAGTAGTTAAAATTAGCTCCTTGTAGGCCAATGAAGAATGCTTTCTCAGAATATATATTACAATGATCTTCTGCGTCAGTGAGAACAATAGCATTAACACCATTTCTTTCTATACTTTTGACAGCAGTGTTGATGGTTGTACCACCACTTGTGTCTAGCATAGAAATACTAACAGGATCTTTCTTGTACTTCTTCACACTGTTGTTAAATACATATACATCATTAAGCATGTCCATCTGAGATAGTTTAACCACCATAGATTTACAGAAGTCTAGTCTAGTAATATTATTTCCTTGACTATTTTCAATACCACAACCACTGTCCATAGAACCAGAGATATCTATATAAACATCTATCTTACCTATAGACTTAGTTTCCTTCACTTGTAGATCTTCTGCAAAGATCTTTCTAAGCTTTGGATGTAGTAGTTCATAGTCTTCTAGTCCTGCTATGTTATCTGAGTTAAACAAGTCATCGTATGTAACCTGTTGTCTAGAACTAAAATAACTAGCAGACTTATCTAATAGTTTTTTAAGTTTCTCTTTAACAGATCCCATAGAAAGCTTTATGTTTTCTAGTCTAGAAGTAACTTGTTTGATATAGTTTGGACTAATATCACCTGCAGAACAGTTTTCTCCATGTTCTGTGGCATTATCAAACATTTGCTCTTGTATATCATCATCCATAGCGTCATCCATGTTCTTACAAAGCTCTGTAGCTTTATTAATAGCATCTTCCATAGCTTTCTTAGCTTGTGTACTATTACACATATCATCTACAGCTTCAGCAGCATCTTTACTATCAAAGTCAGAAGTTCCGTTAAGACCTTTCTTAATAGTTTCAGATGCATCTGGATCTACATAGTCTAGCATAGTCATTCTCATGATGTAGTTTGCTAGAATATTACGAGCAAAGATTGCAGACTTTAGATTAGAACCCTGAGACATAATCTTAGCTACTGGATTATTAGCATTCTCTAAGAACTTAAACTTGGTGTTATTCTTGTCTGTGCGTTCTTCAAACTCCAACTTTTCCATTGGATTGTTGTACATCTTGAAGATGTCCTTTATCATATGCTTAGGAAACTTTCTGTAGTTATCTAAAAACTTTTGATGAAAGGTTGATGCATCTGGTTTCTTACCATCTGGGATCTTCTTATTATAATCTGCACTTTTTGCAAACTTAGTAAACTCCTCTGAAACTAGTTTACCATCTGTTGCATAAGCATCCATGATAGCATCTATCTTATGCTCATCTAAATAATGCATGTGTGGTTTAACAAGATCTGGCTTCTTATAGAAGTTTATCTTACCAAACAAACCACCATCATCTTTTTTATAATAGGTGTCTATCTCACCCTTCTTTACTTTTTCAAGAATTGTATATACATTCCTATATTTTTGAGCCATTTTGGTTTTGTTTAATTTTTTCATTAGCCTGTCTTACGAGATCTTCTAATGAAACACCAGAGAGTGCATTTACACTCCCTGGGTTCATTGGCTTAAGAAAATCTCCTCCTAAAAAGGGTTTGTATCTTCAATCATAGCATCAAACTCTTCAGACGTTTGATAGTCTTTACGAGCTGGATGGTTCTGTAAAATATACTGCATAGATAGTTCTATCTCTTCCACTTGTCCCATATCCATTACACCTCTTGTAGCATAAGCATTGATCAAGCTTTCTATCTCAGCCACTGCTAGCTCAAGAGCTTCATTATTACTATGAGAGTGTAACATCTCCACCTTAGACATCACTGCTTTAACTTCTGCTGACATAAGCTTATTCTGTAGTTCAGAACCAGCTGTTTGGTCAATCATAATCTGAGCAGTTTTTACCAAAGATTTATCTACAGAGATATCCCATATATAGCTTACAGCTCTAGTTAGATTAGGTACAAACGTAAGAGTACGATCTGAACTCTTAGCATAACCCACCTCTAAATACTTCTCAAGCTTTTTAGTTGGAATTTCTACACCAGCAATCTCTGCCTTGTTAGGAATACCAATCTTAAAGTTCTCTCTGTAGTTACGTGCACCCTTCTCATAATACTTAGCCATCTCACCTGCAGATACACGGTTAACCGTCATCTTTAGCATAAATCTATCCCAGAAAGGACTGTTAGCCTCTTCTTTAGGGATTTCATTACAAGTGGCTACAAACAGCTTCCACTTACATGGAATCTTATGTTTACCGTTAAACAAGAACTTCTCGTTCATAACACCTAGCATAGCATTACGGATAGCTGAACTAGCTTTGTCTACCTCGTTGATTACAACAATCTCTGCATCTGCAATAGGAGTGTTAAGATCATACTTGTTATCTGTAAATAATCTTTCAAGATCTGGCATACCCTTGATCTCTGATGCTTTAGTACCCTCATCAGTCTCTAGAACATAAATCTTGTTCATAAAATCTTGTTCTGTCATTTTACCATCCTTGTTCAACCATGCCTTTGCATAATCTATAATAGTTTTGGTCTTTGCTACACCTGGCTCACCTACTAGTAATAGTGGTAATCCTGTAGCCTCTGCTAACGCTAGCATCTTAAATACTTCTTCCTTATTGATTAAGGAAGTTTCAATACTACGAACCTCTTGTGTCGTTTTTCTCGTAATGGTTTTGGTTGCTTTAGCCATTGTAATGGGTTTTGGTTGTTGGGGTTTTGTAATTGGTTCTTCTACTAGTTCAAATGAATGTTCTGCTATCATACCATCATAAAAGCTAAAACCATTGCTGATTGGTACACTATTTCCTATAGGTGGTGCCACTTCATATCCTGGATATCCACTATAGTTTCCTTTTCTTACAATAGTTACTTCTACACCTAAATCTTCTGGGCCAGTTCCTGATCCATGATCTACTACTTTTACTTTATCTCCAATTTGGAATTTATAATTAAAACCTGATCCTAATGGTCTAGTTGGTATTGGTGGTTTTACACCAGCTGCAGGTACCCATCTTTTAACACCATTACTATTTTGTGTTACTACCCATTGTCCACCATTATTACCTGTCATTTTTGTACCTGGAGGATATAACGTAGCACTTTGTGAAGGACTAGGTCTGTTTGTTTTATTACTCATAATTTTAAGAGGGTCATTAAAGGTTTGCGAAGATGTCTGCTGCTTCACTTGAACCCACCTTTGTAGGCTCACATACCAAATCCAATTTTGGTTGTTCCATATTACTACTTGTCCCTGTAGCTGAGGATTCTGTGGAGGAGCTATTTTCATTCTTGGTGTCGTCTATAATGTTAAAGATTGTTATAGTAGTCTCAGCATCTTTAAGAGATGGGTGCTTTCTAATAGCCATAATCTGTGGAGCATTAGCACCATACTTAGTTTCTATAGAACCATAGCCAAGATCATCTTTCTTGAACCATGTTAAACCTGTGTTTAGGTCATTAATAATCTGAGAGACCGTTAAATCTACTTTGTTGATAGCCATTACCAGGTAATTTTAAATGATGGACCATTCTGTCCGTTAATAATTTTGTTTACTTCATTGAACATGTTACCACTGTCCCATGGTTGCTTAGTATAACTAGCATACGCTGGATGTGTGGTTTTAATGATATGATGATGTTCTCCAATCATACCCTCTAGCTCTTGTGCTTGTTTTCCCATTAGGACAAAGATTAGTCCTGTGTCTGTAAAGTTTAATATATCTAAGGTGTACATAATAAACTCATGCCATACAGCATAGTGAGATCCTACTTTGTCCACTTGACATGTTAGAGCTGTGTTTAATAACAACACACCCTGGTTTGCCCAACGTGTAAGATCTACATCATGCTCCCGTGGAGGGAACTCAGAAGTATACACTGTATTATCTATGTTCTCAAGCATTTTAACTAAGCTTGGTTGTGCCTTACCTGTATTACTACATGAGAAAGCTAAACCATCAGCTACACCAAAATGTGGATAGGGGTCTTGTCCTATCATGATAACTTTTAGTTTATCATGTGGACATTCTTCAAATGCTCTAAACACTTGTTTTAGAGGAGGAGTAAAACGTTTACCGTCTTCTCTTAGTTTATATAATGTTTCTAGGATTTTATCAAAGTCAGAGCTTTGAACAAAACCCTTAAGCTTGCTAGCCCAACCTGATGGTTGTAAACGTTCTACTAGCTTTAGTTTTACGTCTTCTAAATTTATTTGGTCTGTCACAATTTTACAGTTAAATTTGTTACAAAATATACCACATGGAAAAAGTAAAGATGATTAAACATGATGCTGTTATAGACATCAAGATTGGTACAGGATTTCTTCAGAAACTGCAGAAGATGTTATTGTACATGACAATGGATCTTACACCTGAAGATATGGAACTGTATAAAAAGCTTAACGAAAATAACGAAGAGCTTACAGAACCATGGATGGAACATCTTACTACCCTATCTATTCTTCTTAAAGAAATAGAAACTAAAGGAGAAGAACAAGGTTTTACTTATGAGGGAGATATATCAGATACGATCATCCCAAGGGAAAGTTAACATCCTGTCCAATTTCTATTGCTGCTTGTATAGCTAGAGATAGTTCTTCTCTAGAACATTCTCCAAAGCTTTTAGCCAAGAAGTATTCTTTACCTGACACTTCTCTTGCTATACAAAGTCCAGCTCTATCTTTTATCAACAGCTTCATGTTTTCTGCTGTCTCACCAATATGTGTAGCTAATTGTTTAATCATAGCGTGAAGCTTAGCTAACTGTGGCAACGTACCATCATCATGTTGTACTTCGTAGAAAAACTCTACAATAGCTCCATCTTCTAAATGAGAAACAAACTGTTCGTACTGTTTCATACTACCTATTGTCAAAGGTTTTAATAAACCTCTTTCCTTTCTATATTTACCTGATAGTATCATCTATATCAAAATATTTAATTTTCTTCTGATCAAAGTCTTTAAGAGCTTCTGTCACCCACTTATCATCTACAGTGTCTCTATAACAAAGTATATGCACTATAGCTGTTTCTGTAGGATTAAGTCTAAGTAGTCTACCAATACGCTGAGAGCTTTTACGCTCATTACCATATGCATGCATGATAATACCTGCTCTAAGCTCTGGTATATTAACACCTTCGTTGAGCTGTAGTACACAAGATAGTTTATCTATCTTACCATGCTTGAACATATCTAAGTTCTCTTCAGACTCTGGATTATTAGAATGATAAGAATGACTACACATGTAGTCTGCTTGGTCTTGTGTATTACAAAACACTATGCATTTGTCTTCTATATCTTCTAACAGTTTCTTAGTGTAATCTTCTTTAGTCTTAAAGCCCATGATAGCTTTCATACGCATGATAGATGCTATCTGCTCTTGCTTTTTAGTATTAGCTTGCATTATCCTTTGTGTCCAATAAGAATAGTTCTTAGACTCTGATGTCCAGAAATCTTTATCTTTAAGCTTTACATGTAATGTATTAGCATGAGATAACGGCATCCTGTGTACGATGATTCTATAATCATTTAATATGTCATCATCTACAGCATCATCTGTAATATACTTATAAACTATAGGACAATACTTAGCCACTAAAATTCCTTTCTCTGAATTATTATGTCGTGGTGGCGTACCCGTTAGTCCTAGTATTCTACCTCTGTAGTTCTCAAGAAATACAAGAGAACTAGATAGTAAACTATGGCACTCGTCTAGTACAACCACATCATAAGCGTGTGGGTTTTGTTTATATAAAGAGAGATAAGTGGTAAACTCTATATTAGTAATATCTATATTGAACTTCTCAGCATCATCTGTCCAAGATTTAAATATAGAGAGCTTGGGTGCTACAACTAGCACCCTAAGCATCCCCATATTTTGTCCCTGTAACCTATTAATATACTTAAGTCCAATAAGAGTTTTACCAACACCCATACTTACTCCCAAACCACAGCGTTTATGCTTCTGTGTTATTTCCAGAGCTTCTTTCTGGATGTCATCTCTTTTACTCATTAGTCAAATACACGTTGTACTGTGTTATCAAATGGGTTGAACTCTACTTGATTGTATGATCTATATTTCCCTTTAGGAAATACCATCTTATCATGTTCATCATGTGTAAGAATACCCATGTCTTTCAGCATAAAAGTTATGCTGTCTGTAGTTTGAGAATACTCCATGTCTTTCTTAGACTCTAGAATATGTTTGTGTCCGATGATTTCTCCTTCACCTAACACAATACGTTTTGCTTTCTGCATGTTATTTTATTTTTTTTATTTGTTTAAAAATATCTATTAGTCCATATACACAAACTGAATAAAGAACTAATATTATTACACCTGCTAAAATTTGCATAACTTTTAGTTTTCATTAACATCAGACCAATGTTCTAAGTCATAAGTTTCATATAAGTTTTCTAGCATTTCCTCAAGTTTATCATTAGCTTGATCTATTGGATTATAAGCTAAACCTGCTTTAAATGCAGCTTCTGCTAAGTTTTCACAACTATCAATATTACCTATTCTAGATACTGCTGAATTTAATTGATGTTTAATCTTAGCTAAATCAATATATAGTGCTTCTATTTCTTTAATTCTTGCTATTTCAAGAACTTTAAGATCTACTGCAGCTTGGTTAATTTCTTTTTTAACTACTGCTTCTTCTGTTTTAATTTTTGGTTTTCTACCTCTAGGCATAATTTTTATTTTTTAAGTTTCTGAATACATTAATGAAAGATATTGGTCTTTAGAAAGATGATATGGATTAAAAGTAGATACTGTAGCTTTAGCTTTATCTTTCATTTTAGCTACAATAATATCTCCTTGCCTATATATCTTTTCTACGTTCTCTTCTGGTACGTCTATACGAACAGTCCAGGCAATAGCTCTGATAGCATCTGGTTTTGCTCTTTCATCTTCACTAGATGCCCACCAGCTTTCTCCTAATGCTGCATGTCTTGGTACATACAACCAATATTCTCTATTAGTAGTAGTGCACCAACACCTAACTGCATAAATATGTTCTCTAGGTTCATTACCCCATCTGTCTGTTTTAAACATCTTTTTAGCATCTAGTTCATACAGCTCATACACATCTTCAAATGTGTGTGTATACTCATTAAGCTCATCATCCCATCTAGT